AGCGACGTGGGCGTGATCCTGTACCTGCTGGAACGCGCCAAGGCCGCCGCTATGGCGTCCGTGACGTTGACAGACGCGGCGGGTTAGGTAGATTTTACGTGTCGGTGCTGACCGACGAGGGGTCCACCCGTCAGAGTAGATTGAACCCTAGCTCTGGCGGGTCCTTCCCATGGCCAATCTGATCCAAGCCGTGTTCTTCCCCCACATCGTCGACGACCAGTTTATCGACGAAATCGTCGCTCACGTTATCGACGCGGTTCGCGAACTGGACGTCACCGACATGCGGCGCCGGAAAGCACAGCGCCTGATCGAGCAGACAGCCTGCCAAGCCGTTGCCGAGATGTGGAGCGCAGCTTTCCGCAAGACGTTCAAGCCGACCCGGTCATGGCCCCAGGCAACCGCCATCCTGCTTGACAATCCGCGCCGTGTCGTGATTGAACTCTGGATAGGGCACGAGTACCACAACGCCGACATTCCGGACCCTATCGAGGTATTCTTTGATGGCGAGTAAACCGGGCCTTTACGCAAACATTAACGCCAAGAAGGCCCGCATTGCCGCTGGCTCTGGCGAGAAAATGCGCAAGGTTGGGGCCAAGGGCGCACCTTCCGCTGCGGCGTTTCGCCAGTCAGCCAAGACCGCCAAGCCGATGAAAAAAGGCAAGTGATGCTCATCAGCGTTGACATTTGCGACCGGGATTACCAAGACCTTCTGGATTTGGCGAAGCAATCCGGTTGCCAGTCGCGGCACGAACTTCTGCAGTTTGCAGGCTGGATCCTTGGAGTGGCGATTTGCGATCGCTTGTCTGGACAGCAAGACAAGTGGGAAAGCATGGACGAGACCATTGAAAACATCAAGTATTTGATGGTGCAGCCTGTAATGGGGACAGCGTGATGGCATCGCCCGCGCCTGGAAAAGCCCGCGTGAAGGTCACCGCTTCCGGCAAGCGGGTGAGCTATGGCCAGGCTGGCGAAGCCAAGGGCGGCGGGCCGCGTGTCAGACCCGGCACCGCCAAAGGGGACGCCTACTGCGCACGATCGGCAGCCCAAAAGCGAGCGCACCCCAAAGCCGCAGCCGATCCGAACAGCCCCCTGAACCTGAGCCGGAAACGGTGGAAGTGTTCGGGTGAGAAGTCTAAACGCTGAATAACTATCAAAGCATTCACAATGGGCGCAGGTGGAAGAAGACCGGGAGCGGGAAGACCGAAAGGATCGGTCAGCACGCAGACCAAAGCCTTCAAGGAAGCCGTTGAGATTGCATTTTCCGAGCTAGGCGGCGTCAAGGGCCTGGTTGAGTGGGCAAGGACAAACCCCGACGCGTTCTACAACGGCATTTTCCCCAAGCTCGCGCCGCTCCAAGTTCATCACAGCGGCGATGACAGCAGACCGGCAATCCAGATCGATCACGGCATCGCCGGCCAGCGCGTCAAATCCTTGCTTGACCAGATAACCAGCAAATGACCCAGAGCGTAGCCGAGCGCCTGGCATCCCTGCCGCGCGATGAACGCAACGCACTCGTAGACAAGCTGACGCCAGCAGAACAGGCCGCGCTGCTGTATGATTGGCGCGACTTCCTCGGCCGCCCCGAACAGATCGCACCGGACGGTGATTGGGACATCTGGCTGATCCTGTCAGGCCGTGGATGGGGCAAGACCCGCACCGGCGCCGAATGGGTCAAGGAATGCGTAGCCAGGGGCTACAAGCGCATAGCCTTGATCGGGGAGACAGCAGCCGACGCGCGTGACGTCATGGTGGAAGGCGTCTCCGGCATCCTGTCCGTCTACCCCGAAGGCGAGCGGCCGCTTTATGAGCCATCGAAGCGCCGCCTGACGTGGGCCAATGGCGCCGTTGCCACCACGTTCAACGCGACCGAACCGGACCAGCTTCGGGGCCCGCAGTTTGATCTGGCGTGGTGCGATGAGTTGGCCAAGTGGCGCTATGCCCGTGAGACATGGGACCAGCTCAGCTTTGGCCTGCGCCTTGGCGATCATCCCCGCGTGCTGGTGACGACCACGCCCCGGCCCGTGGAACTGGTCAAGGCCATCGTTGCCGGGTCGGAAGGCAAAGTTCACATCACGCGCGGGACCACGATGGACAACAAGTCCAACCTGGCCGCCAAGTTCCTCGAGAAAATCCAGCTACGCTATGAAGGCACGCGCCTTGGCCGGCAGGAACTGCGCGGCGAAATCCTTGGCGATATCCCAAATGCGTTATGGACCTACGGCCAGATCGAAGCTTCCCGCGTCCGGACCCATGACCCGCTCAACCGCGTGGTTGTTTCCGTTGACCCGGCGATAAGCAACAACGAGGACAGCGACGAACACGGCATCATCGTGGCTGGCGTCCATCACAAGTCACAAGAGGCATACGTTCTTGAAGACGCATCAATGTCCGGAAGCCCGCTGGAATGGGCAAGGCGAGCGGTCAACCTGTACGATACTCACCAGGCAGATGCCATCGTCATCGAGGTCAACCAGGGAGGCGACATGGTGGCGCAAACCCTGCGAAGCGTCCGGAATAACGTCCGCATCAAGGAAGTCAGGGCCACACGCGGCAAGCACGTCCGGGCCGAGCCGATTGCCAGCATGTACGAGCAGGGCCGGGTGCATCACGTCGGGAGCTTCCCCCAGCTTGAAACGCAGATGACGCAGATGACCACGTTCGGATACGAGGGCGCCGGAAGCCCTGACCGTGTTGACGCGCTGGTCTGGGCGATGACTGACCTTTTCCCGTCGATGGTTGCCAAGACGGCCGCGCAACGCCCGGCAATTCGGATTGTTCCCATCGTGACACCTATGGCGAGATAGGTTAGGGCAGACCCTATGGCGCGAGAAACCAGAGAGCAGCGGCTGCAACGCGTCCACACCGAGGCGCTCACTGAATTTGACGCCATCCAATCCACGATGCGTGACGAGCGGTTCCAGTGCCTTGAGGATCGCCGCTTCTACTCAATCGCCGGCGCGCAGTGGGAGGGCAACCTCTCCGAACAGTACGCGAACAGACCGCGATTTGAGGTCAACAAGGTCGCGCTGTCCGTGATGCGGATCATCAGCGAGTACCGCAACAACCGCATCACGGTTGACTTTATCCCCAAGGACGGCAGCACAAACCTGAAGCTGGCCGATACCTGTGACGAGCTGTATCGCGCCGATGAACAGGACAGCCAGGCGGATGAGGCTTACGATAACGCATTCGAGGAAGCCGTGGGCGGGGGCTTTGGCGCGTGGCGCTTGTCCAACCAGTACGAAGACGAGGGCGACCCCGAAAACGAACAGCAGCGGATTGTATTTCAACCGATTTTCGACGCTGACACGTCTGTCTTTTTCGACCTGAATGCCAAGCGGCAGGACAAGAAGGACGCGCAGTCCTGCTACGTGATAAGCGCCATGACGGTGCAGTCCTACAAGGATCGCTTTGACGATGACCCGACCACCTGGCCAAAGGTTGTGCAGTTCACGCAGTTCGACTGGTCCACGCCTGATGTTGTCTACATCTGCGAATACTATTGCAAAGAGCAGGTAACCGAGACGCTGCGCATCTTCCGTTCGCTGGATGGCGAAGAAACCAAGTACACGGAAGCCGAATTTGCAGACGATCCGGACCTTGAGCAGATGCTGCTGTCCACGGGCAGCGTTGAGGTCCGCGAGCGCAAGATCAAGCGCCAGCGCGTGCACAAATACCTGCTCAGTGGCGGCAAGGTGCTGGAGGATTACGGGCTGATTGCCGGGTCCGAAATCCCGATTATCCCGGTTTACGGGAAGAGATGGTTCATCGACAACATCGAGCGCTGCCAGGGCCACGTCCGCCTGGCCAAGGATGCGCAGCGCCTGAAAAACATGCAGCTCACGAAGCTGGGCGAAATCAGCGCTTACTCAACTGTTCAGAAGCCAATTTTCACGCCTGAGCAGGTCGCAGGCCATGAGCTTGCCTGGTCCGACGACAACGTCAAACGATACCCGTACCTGTTGATCAACCCTGTGACCAATGCGGACGGCGGTGAGCAGCCGATGGGCGCGCTGGATTACACGCGGGCGCCAGAGATACCGCCTGCAATGGCCGCGCTGCTGCAGATCACTGAAACCGACATGCAGGAAATCCTCGGCAACCAGCAACAGGCCGAGATCATGCAGCCCAACATGAGCGGCAAGGCGGTCGAGCTGATCCAGAACAAGCAGGATATGCAAACGTTTATCTACCTGTCCAACTTTGGGAAGGCGGTGAAGCGCTGCGGTGAAGTCTGGCTGTCGATGGCCCGTGAAATCTACGTCGAGCCGTCGCGCAAGATGAAGGCGATCCAGACCACCGGCGAGCCGCGCACGGTGGAGCTTGCACGGCCGATGGTCAACAAAGAGACTGGCGCCATCGAAACTGAGAACGACATAGCCGAGGCGAAGTTTGACGTGGCCGTTGACGTCGGGCCAAGCACGGCCAGCCGGCGCGCATCTGTTGTCAGGGCAATCACCGGCATGATGCAGATCACGCAGGATCCGGAAACGCTGCAGATCCTCGGCGCGCAAGCTATGATGAACATGGAAGGCGAAGGCCTGTCCGAGATGCAGCAATACTTCCGCAAGAAGCTGCTGAAGCTGGGCGTCATTGAGCCGAACGAAGAAGAAGCGGCCGCGATGGCTGAAGAACTCGCCGCCATGCAGGAACAGCCCG